ATAAACGAAATCGCATCGAAGCTAGATCACTACCCGGCGAATGAATACCCACTCCGAAGTCTATTACGGGGCAAACAATTTCCCGAATGGATGACAACGGGGGCGGATAAATTTAATAAGGAGCGAGCTGATACCTCGGCCAGAGCATTATATTACAGTTTGTCTCCCGCTAGTATGGGAGGGACAGTTGAGAACCTGAAGCCAAAATCTTTTTTTGGGCTATACGACCCCAACAAAGGATGGAATGAGTCAATCCGGAAACGCATAGCCGATGAGCAAAATGTAAGCTCAGTATTGGCTCGAGATCCACTGAAAGATAACTGGATATCTGGCAGTCCATCGGTAGAACATCTATCCTTGCAGACCGGCGCGTTAGCAGATCAAGGGCACAAGATTAGAAGACAGTCTGCCGCAGCTGCAAAGGACTTGACTCGTGGATTAGGCAGAATTAACTCCAATCTTAAGAAGGTGGAAGAAGCAGTAGACCCTCACTTTATCCGCAAATTTTTTGATCAATGGGAGGCTGCTTAAGTTATGCTGGAAAAATTAGCCGTGTATTTTAATGGAGGATACATGTGACTCCCATAGTCTGCAAAAAATCCCATCTAGTCCAGCATCTGCTGAGACTAAACAACGAGCCATACAGCTTAGATACTAGAAAGCCAATGGTGTCGCTGTACGATATAGAAGAATCAGATACGCTGCTGATGATGGGCAGACAGTACGGTAAGTCGACCTTCCTGGCATCGGATAGTCTTGTTGATGTGGCTACGATTCCATTCTTTAACATTCTATATGTGTCTCCGCGTCAGGACCAGACTTCAGAATTTTCTAACAGCAAGCTCCTCCCATTCATTCAGTTCTCCCCCACATTTAAAGAGCTGTGTATGAATGGCGAGGTAATCAGTAATGTGAACAAACGCACGTTTACTACCGGTGCCAGCATCACGCTACGCTACGCATTTCATACCGCCGATGCTATCCGAGGTATATCCGCGGATAAAGTAACCATAGACGAGATCCAGGATATTATCATGGGCAACGTGCCCATTATTGAAGAATGTTTATCCGGTTCCAAGTACCAGTGGAGAACTTATGCGGGCACACCGAAAACTCTTAATAACACTTTGGCGCAACTATGGTACAGAAGCACCCAGAACGAGTGGGTATTAAAATGTCCTCACTGCAATCTGTGGAATATCCTGATGAATGAAAACATTGGTCCGAAAGGGATCATATGTAAGCGTTGCAAGAAGGACATTCCTAAAGACGCTCAGGGAGAATGGGTGGCCAAGAAGCCCCTTGGAAATGGTATATACATGGCAGGCTTCCGGGTGCCCCAGATCATATCTCCAACCGTCAAGTGGAACAGGATCATAGAGAAGCTGAATACCTACCCCGCCGCCAAGTTTGCAAACGAAGTCATGGCACTTCCCTGCGATAACAGCGCCAACCCAATAACCGAAGTTGAACTGCAGGAAGTTTGCCGTCCGGGCGTAAAGATGAGCTTCGTCCGCACGCAGGAGCTCCAGGATATGCATCTATTTTTAGGCGTAGACTGGGGACACGGAGATATCAGCTTGAAATCTCTGCGCGGTGGAAGTGCTACTGGGTATACAGTAATGACTCTTGGATATTATGACTGGGCCGATAGATTCCATCTGTTAGGGATGAAAAAGTTCACAGGTAATGAGTCTGACCCCACTTATCAAGTCAATTACATTGCGCAGGTAATAAACAGACTAGGCATAACTGCCACAGGCGTTGACTGGGGCGGAGGATTTATGCACAATGCGCAGTTAAAGCAGGCAGTGGGTCCGGGCAGGATAATAGAGTGGCAGGCTAACGATGCACTTAGGGTTACTGCTAGGTGGATCCCTGAAGCGGGAAGAATGTTGTTCAACCGTACCGAATGCATGACTGACCGCTTTGTTGAGATAAAAAATAAAAAGGTGGACTTCTTCTGCTGGAGTGATTTCAAAGAATTCTCTAGCGATTTCCTCACTATTTGTGTTAATTTTAGAGACAATGGGCGTGATATGTACTATGACCACGTTCTTCCGGACGATGCCTTTCATTCGTACATGATGTGTAAGATGACGGCGGATCATATACTGCACAGTGATAGGAGATAATGTGTTAGAAAAATTAGCCCAGGATATATATAAATCGGCTACAGAGAAGTTGGCCTCGGTTCCGCTAGCCAAGAAACAGTATCGCCGAGCTATAGAAATGCTCAGCACCGGCTCTCATAATTTTCACGGCACTACCGCCCCGGGCATGGAGGGGATTATGCGATCAGGGGTGATTAAACCGGGGCCAAATAGTAAACATTCTCCTGTAGGTATAAATGAAGTGTATTTTGGAACTGGACTGCCCGCAGAAGCTTTCATGGGTAGAGGCTACCCTGGAGTGGCCCTTTCTCGCGACTATATGAACACACTATCCGCTGCAGTTCCAGAAGGTACGCCAGATTATCTGGCTAGACTATATTCAAAGCCAAGAAATATGAAAGGTTTGGCATGGCAAGCAGGGCTACATTCTAGCCCTGCTAGGGGTGAAGCGGTAGACTGGACGGCGTTCCCTGGGATTGTTCCTCTGCCCCAGAAGGGTTACGCCATAACTTCAGACAGGGTTAATGTATCTGACGACTTGCGGAGATTGCGCATGCGGAGTATCCCTGCATCCATTATGGATTCTGCCATGCAGCGATTAAAAGATATCCGAGGATTTCCGAAATATGAATATTAAGCTATCAGTGTATGCCTCTTGACACTGACACCCATATGCGGTACTTATAGATATAATGCTATTCTCTGGAGATTACGATGAGTAAATCAGAACTTGAACTTAAAATGATGGGCAAAACTGCGTCTGTCAAGTATCTAAAAGATAACGTGGATATGAACGAGACTATAACCTCCATGGCTAAAGAAGCTCGTCTTAATCCGCATCAAGTAGCTAGGATTTGCGAATCCGCAAACGTATCTACATATGATGAGCTTTGGGATAAAAACAAGAATGGTAATTTTACCTTCAAACTCGCAGACCAGGAAAAGATCGCGGAGAGTCTGAACACTACTTCGTCTATAGTGCTACAGGAGGCGGATTCGTCTATCTCCAGCATCAAAGATCTGTTACCCCCTGTGGACAAAGTGGAAAGTATTTCCAGTAAGACTAAGACGGCTGAATTTGAGAAGCTGGCCCAGCTATTTGTAAAAGAGGCCAAGGTGTCAAAGACTGAGCTTAGAAAAACCATTAACAAACTGTCGCACTACAGGGACATGCTGGACACCGCTATTTCCGAATCTACTGTGATTGCAAAAGAAGCTGAATTAGCTTTAGAAGATATGCTAAAGACCGCAGCTTTGAGAGGCGAAAATATTGCAGGAGCGTATGTGGCGGCCCGAGCTACTTATCCGGAAGCAGAGAATAAGATTTTTTCTATTTTCAACAAAATTGCCATGCGTCTGAAAGACCGGGGCATCTCCATAAAGGAAGCGGGTAAGAAGTACACTGAGGATGCGGTTGGAAACTCCTCAGAAGCTGTAGTAAACAAGAAGCATCCGATTCTGAAGCATCTGGACACAGTAATGAGGCATGATTCAGAAATGTCTTCGTTGGAAAAAGCCAAAGATTATATCGTGTCTAAGATAGAATTTCTAGACAGCGCCCTGATGTCGCACCCTACGATAAGAGGGGAAGAACTCGAATGAAAAAGATGGGGTTTGTGGACAAGGTCTTTGGATGGGCGTTTACTCATCCAGTTGGTATAGCTGCCAGCTCGCTGGCGTTGGGAGGGGGCACCGACATGAAAGAATCTCTAATGAATAATAAGCCCTTATCTAGAATAACGCCTCCAACTGAGCAGTTTGAAAACGATTTTAACACACTCAATAACAAGATAGGGAGTACTAAGATGCCTAAGACATTACTGGATGTAATACGCGAGCGCAGAGCTAAAGTAACTGGATGTGCAAAAGGACCGGCTAAACCTGCAGCTCCGCAGAGTAAGCAGAATGTTAAATCAGAAAGCAGTACTAAGACCATGAAGGTCGGGTCAGCAGACGTTACTCTGGCTAATCAGTTGGTAGACAATCTCAACAATGTTAAGACTGCCGGAGTCGGTGGAAGACTCGCGGGACTGCTCGGATCTGAGGGCATGCCCAGCGTAATAAGCGCGCTCAATATGTTGGGTCTCGGTACTATAGGTGCTATGGGCGCGTCTACTCTTTACGGAACAGCTAAAGACGCCGTAAAAAAGGAGCTGGCATACCATCAAATGTTTGAGGAATTCCCGGAGCTCGCGGAAATGCCCAGAGCTCAAGTAGATAAATACTGGAGTGTCCTGGATGACTTCGCCCCTAAGCTTACTACCAATCCCCTCGTAGCTGGACAGTTCATATCTAATATGGCTTCGTATGGCATGCGCGGAATCGATCATAATGTAGTTGGACAGCTAGCTCAGATCTCTGGACACATCAATCAGGGAAGTGGTGGATTGGAAACTATGAAGGCTCTGGCCGGACTTGGCACAAAAGCATACGATAACGACTTCAACGCTATGGTAGATTCCGACTGGACTGGATAATATCTATGATTAAACTACTAGACTTCGCGCCATACGATAACTATGGGGAGCCCACTGTTAGATTGCTTAACCGTTCTGACATCAATGTCAAATTGGCGTCTGACTGCGCGTGGGCTCCTGAAATACGCGAGTTCATAGCGAGTTTAAAACCCGTAAAAGATAAGCTGTTTGCCCTCATAAATGCTATGGGGGCAACAGAATTCTTTTCCTGCAATCGAAATGGCGATGCTTTCTACGAAGATGCCCTGAAAAAATATCACCACACCTTTACCAACGGGCATCCGTTTATGCATCACATAAATAAGGATCCTGAAAAGGCATATGGCAGAGTAATAAAATCGGCGTATAATGACACCATGCACCGCGTAGAATTGATTGTAGAATACGACTTGACCAAACTGGACCCAAAGTTTGCCGAGAAAATAAACAATGGTGAGATGGTCAATGTAAGTATGGGATGCAGGGTAGATAGTGACTTCTGCAGCATATGCAATAACCGGGCAAAAACACCTGCCGAATACTGTGAGCACCTTAGAGACAACCCGGGGCTAGGTAAAATGTTGCCGGATGGCAGAAAAGCGTTCGCTATCAACAGGGATCCTGAATTCTTTGATATATCTATAGTCACCATCCCCGCTGATCCTACGGCTAGGGTCCTCACTAAAATAGCGCACACTAGTATAATGAAATCGTCATGCGAGCGAGCAGCAGAAGTGCTCAAGACGGCTTCTGGATCAGAAGTTAAGATAGATATGGGTCCAGAAGAGTGTTCATGTGGTGACGCCGCTATAGGTTCAGGAATGATGAATCTAATAAAGAAGTTCGAGTCGCTACTTGGGGGAGATCTTTCTGCCAGTACCTTGGATTCCATAGGCGGATGCTCTGACGATCCTTTTTCCATTCTTAATTCGTTCATAAAAAATAGGGTATACCTCAGACCTAATGAGGTGCAGCGTATAGTCCTGGTATCTTCTGGAATGAAAGATGTTGCAGACTCTCTGGATAGAATGCAATCGGTGATGCTTAATGACCCCACTAAGGTTATGAAGTATTTTGCTGACTCTATGCCTGATATGTGGGCCTTGGGTATGCTCCCCGAGTCCGTAATAAACAACCGCACGTTGTCCCCTGATAATATAAAAAAGATAACCCTCAAGATAATTCTTCCGCTAGAGAAGACTGGTGCTGCAGTAATGCCGGTGCACATGTCTGACGATTTCAAGTATCTTCTTGGACAGAATGACATCGAACAGGCTTCGTCCAGATTGGGCAGAGGAATAGACTCGTTAAAGACCTACCTATTGGTAGGATCGCTAGTGTCTGCGTTTGGGCATATGTTCAATAAAGGACTTGGAGCCGATCTGCTATCTCAAATAGGGGTGCTAAGCGGTTTAGGCGGACCTAAGCTGCTAGCAGCGTTAAAAGACATTCCCCATACTGTAAACGATCCCGTCCAGGAAATGCAGTTTATGAATCCAAATAGTCCAGAAGCGGTTGAGGCTGCCCTTACAGATGCCATACTGCAAGTCAATATGCGCAATATGACTAAACGTGGAAGTCTGGAGCGTATGGTTCCTAAAACGTTGTTATCTGTTCCATTAGCGTACGGAGCGTCCAAGCTGGTAACTAATGAAGCTAAAAATAGCGCAATGGAAGATGCCCAGTTTACTGGAAAGTATTCGCCGGGACTTCTATCAAGACCGGAAATAGCATTTCCACTTTCGCTAGCTGTTTTATTAAAATTTGCCGGTGCTGAGAAGACTGCTTCAGAGTACATAAAATCCGCATCAAAAGCGGGATTGCATAGGAATAAAGAGTCTGTATTACACAGCCTCCATAAAGTTTTGTTTAAATAAGTTGTTGACACGCAAAATTATTGCTGGTATACATGTATGTATGCCACAGTACATGTCGAAAGGAGTACCATCATGGTAAAGTTGGCTTCAATTCTTGAAGAAGTAAGCGCCCTCGAGTCCAGTCTGGAAAAGGTCGCTTCTTCTAAGACAAAAGGTTCGTCTCTCGCATCTTTTCTCGACAAAATAGCTGAAGAAGCTGAGAGCGGATCTAGCGAAGAAAAGAAAGATGAAAAAGAAGAAGGTAGTTCTGAATCTTCTGAAGAAGAAAAAGAAAACAAGGAGGGCTCAATGAAGCTCAGCGATAAGGACATTCAGAAAATCGCACAGGCCGTGCTAAAAATCGCCGTCCTGGATGCCCCGAACACCCAGGGAAATGTTATCACTGGAACAAGTTCAGTTGACGGTGCCGCCACTCAGGCCGCTCGCGCTGAAGATCAGATCATCCCGCTCTCTAGCGTAGAATCTGCTGCCGATTCAAATCCAGAACGCCACAATGTATCAACTACTGGCGATCTGATTGAAGGCGAAGCTCCCAATACCGAAGGTATGGCAGAAGCTATCAAAGAAGGCAAGCTCGTAGTTTATACTGCTAAAGAAGCTGCTATCCTTGAAAAGTTCGCAAGCGTAGGCTACAACCACGTTGTTGACGTATATTCTGATCAGATCGTCCAGGAAAAAGTCGCTGCTGCTATCGTAGCCGAACAGGCCAAAGGCGCCCCTCAGAAAATAGCTAAAGCTATCCTGAAAAATAAGAATGAAAAGACCGCGTCTAACTCTGATCCTCGCGTAGCCAAACTCGCTCAGATCAAGAAGACTAATCCAGAACTTTTCGGCGCTCTGCAGGTTCTTGCCAAAAACGGTCTGGTATAATCATAGCACCTAGGAGGGGCACTTTATGAAGAAAGAACTAATTATTCGTTCGCTTAAAGAAGCCTCCGCTTGCATAAAAGGATTCGAAGCAGAAAGTTCGGTCCTTAAAGAAAAGGTCGCTAAAGCAGACAAAGAGAACAGTGAGCTTAAGAAAGAAGCCGAAGCCCTTAAAATAGCCATGGAGCTAGTTCTGGACGAATCGACTCTTGCTGAAGTTAACGAGAAGTTTGCCGCTATAAAGAGCAAAGACCTTGCAGTTGTGCGAGAGGCTATGGACCTCGACCTCACTAAAAAAGTCGCCTCCATGGGTGAAGTATATAGTGGGGCTGGAAAATCAGGAATCGACATGAATGATCCGCTACAAGCGTTTTATTCAGTACTCGCCGGTAATAAATAAGGAGGATTACAACAATGTTGGATCTCTATCGTTTCGTATCAATGGATGATGTAGAAGATGTCCTTCTACTCGACAGAAGTAAATATGCCGTATATGATGAAGGTCAGTGGCTCTCTCCAGTAGGCGATGCTGCCCAGCACTGGACTATGAGTAGCTCAGCCTCCGTCAGCACTGATTCCGCCACTAGGCTTGCAAAAATGCTGTGGATGGAAAAAGACAGAACTGACGCTCGTGCTGTTGGTAAAATGACTGTTATTCGTGGCGGCGGAATTCGCGGAAAGACTGACGTATTTGTGGCCGCAGACTTCCCGGATGCAAGTGACCCAGTGTCCTTCGTAGGTAAAGAGCTTACCCTTAAGCTTGATACTGATGGCGTCGTGAAGCTTGGTATTGCTGCTCCTGGTAATGTTGTCAAAGCATTGGTCTTCCAGGCTCCCCATTATGATGGTCTCCTGCACTTTGAGCTGGTAGACTAACCGAATAATCTATAAAAGGAGAAATAACCAATGGCTTACGATGTTGATACCAAATATCTGAATCAGTTGTTCATTGACGCTGCTCGCGCCAAAGATAACGTGAAGCTTGCTCAGGCAGGCGAACTGTATATCAAACTGCGCATTCGTGAAGCTCCGTTCTGCCGCAAGATCCTGCCTCCAGTTCCGGTAACTGAAGCTGATTGCCAGCGCGCTCTGGATCACGATACTCTGACTATCGTCAAAGATATCGCTCCCGAAGCTGAAGCTGTAGCTCTCACCTTCCGTGGTCGCCCGAACCAGCAGTACATTAAGGGCAAGCGCTTCGAAATCGGCCTGTTCAAAATCAGCAGCCCGATGTATACCAAAACTGAAGCTGAACTCCTGGCCTATGAAATGCCGATCACTTCTCTGATCGAAGAAGATATCGTCAAAATGATGATGAAGGTTGAAGATGTAAACTTCATCAATCAATGCGAAGATATCGTCAGTAGACCAGGCGGAAAGAAATTCAACGTCACTACCGCTTCTCACAAAATCGATAAAGAAGCTCTCACTGTTCTGACCAACTCTCTGGATGGCGATGAACTGGAAACTGCATGTTTCCTGATGTCAAAAACCACCTGGAACGATTGGGCTACTCAGGGCAATGAAGTATTCGATATCGGCGCTTGGGATGTTGCCCGCTACGGGTACAAGGAAGGAACTCTCCTTGGCCGCAAGTGTTTCGTAACTCTCAAAGAAGACCTGGTCCCTCACAATGTTGTTTGGGCCTTCACTGATCCTCAGTACCTTGGATATATGTTCACCCTCGGTGATGCAAAATTCTGGGTCAACAGTGAAGCTGAAAACATCTTCATGAAGGGTTGGGAATACGTTGGACTTGGTTTTGGTAACACCCGCGCTATGGCTAAACTGACTATCTCTTAAGGATAGTTAAGGATGCTCACCAAGGGGATGGGGACTTGTCCTCATCCCCTTTTAATTAAGGAGAAAACCAATGGCTACTAGTATTGTTAAAATAAAGCTTGGTGCTAATGCTGTTAAGGGCGTGAAGATCCCTGTATCTGTCCCCGTAGTAGCGAAGCCCGCAGACGAAAGATTCGCTCTTCTAGATGTCGCCCAGTTTCAGGCAAACAACCCAGATGGACTTATGGTAACAGCAGAAGCTCATGCTAAGATGCTCGCAGAAACTGACCTCCAGGCAAAGATTGACGCCGGACTTGTCGTAGTAGAAATATCCACACCTCCAGTTGGAGAATAAGGAGGGCTTTATGAGCCTTATTAATGACGTCATAAAGGTAGCCAATTCTAAATTAGCGAGTATGTCTAAGTCAGCCGCTGAAGACGATATGGCCAGTCTACCCTTTACGGGGGTGGACACTAAAACTATACCTAACGTCGGCGCTCAGCTGCGTGGGATTGCCGACGCCCCTAGAGACGTCAGGGTATCCCCCGCCAGTATGGGACTCAGAGCGGGACTGTCCTCTGGATTTATTCCTGGAGGATTCGGCCCAGCTATAGCTGATCAAGTGGACAACAATATAACTCCAGTCTTAGCTGGGCGGCCTGGAAATAGGTCTAACCTAGGTATAGCCGGGTTCGCCCCTAGTCCGAGACCTACTCCGATATTAAGCGCTAAAAATATGAGCGCAAATGTCGAGTCTATGTTAAGAAATAATGTGCCTGCAAACGCGGCGTCCGATGCCAGAGCAGCACTAGTATCTAAAATGCAAGAAGCACTAAATTCCCCGGCCAGTAGAGACAACTTTGTTCGGGCAGCATCAGAAGAATACTCCAATGAGGGTATTCCATTATTTTCTAAGGATACTGATCCAAGAAAAGCTGAAGCAGCCAAACAGTATGCTCAAATGTTAAAAGCTAAGGGGGTTTCTTCGGACAGGTCCCCTAAGTTTAACGCTATTCTACGCGATATCAGGCGAGACGCCGATATTGACGAAGCTAAAAAGTGGTGGAACGAAGACGTAAACAACGACCCTGAAACTGGAAATACCGGAATATTCGGAAGCTACGATCCCGTGTACCAGGCCCGCAGATCAGGTAGAATGAAAGAACTATTGTCCAAACTTCAAAGTTCATACATGGACGATTACACTAAAGGTATAGAAGAAGAGGGCTTAACTGGATTGGAGCGGGTGCTGACCCCGAGTAAGTGGGGAGAAGGCCTCGGAAGGTACAACCCCCTGGCTCAAATAAGGGCCTCACGGCGCGCGATAGAAGATATGACCGGTGGAAATATCCCGTGGTATTCGCAGCTACCCTTTAAGGGGGAAGAGCTCGCTAGTAGTTTGTACGATAAACTAATGAATACACCAGACACTATATCAAATCTAATATTTGGGGAGTAACTAATGCCAAATCTGAAACTAGGTAAAAAATCAAACAATATGTATGCAGTGCATATTTCTCTGCCGAGAGGTATTGTAGAAATGAAGTCATACTGCAAAGTTAATGGTGGGATGCTCGCTGTATCAAAATCTGAATTTGATTTTGCTATGGCCGCAGGTATGGATAAGCTCATTGCAGCCGAAGTAATATCAGTTGGAGAGGGCGCCCTAGTAGCTGAAACAGCTAAACCTGTAGAAGTAAAGGCTCCCGTAGTAGAAGTAAACTCGGAGGAATCTCTCCCGGTAACTTCTGTGCAGATGACCGTAGAAATGGCTGAGCCAGCGGAAGCTCCTGTGGATGAAGTATCCGAAAAAATAGCCGAAGAAGCTTCCGAACCAGTGGAAGGATCTACCGATTCCACTAAGGATTCAATCAAACCCCGCAGACGGAGAGCCTAATGGAGCCTGTAATATCCAACATGACGCCTGAGATGGACAGGCTCGAAAAGCTTGTAATAGCTCTTCGTGACTACCTCATGGACTATGAAGAAAACAATCATCTGATTGAAGGTCAAGAATTTACTGACAGGCAGTTACAAACCTTCCTACTTCTGGCGTTGGATTATTACAATACTGCGGTTACTCCATTAGCAATTCAAGCAGGTATTATGTCGTTCCCGTCCTTGTCCTTGTGGCTGGATGGGGCGTCTATATTTGCCCTTAAATCAGCTATTCACAAATTTAACCGCAATGCCTTTCAGTATAACGATAGCGGAACACAGGTAGTTGTTGAGGAAAAGGCGGCTGACTACGAAAGAACGCTGCAAAGACTTATCAATGAATTTAGGATGTCCGCTCAAGCTATAAAAGAAAGCATCAACCTGGAACAATGTTACGGAGGATTTTCCTCAGAATATCTTAATTTGTATGTTGCAGGCAGACGAAATCTATCGAGGTGAAATAAATGTCAATCAAGCACGATATCGAAAGACGCGCTAATGAAAAGATGGCCGGGATCATGGATTCAATCAATGGTCTCATCGGTAATGAGGGCACACTGTCTACGCCTCTAATGAGTATGGTCGGAGCTGCCCTCGGCGGTATGGCAGGACGTGGCATGGGAATGGGACCCATCGGAATGGGCGCGGGCGCTCTCCTTGGCGGCGGGCTGGCAGGTATTGGATCTAACGCCGTGAACAAGCAGAATATGATGCAGAATAACATGGACATGGCCATGATTAACGGCATTAGTGCCGGACTAAACGCTAATGACCAGACTGACATGATGCAGAACCAGGCAATCATGCAGACCAACGACACTGTCAACCAGATGGCTGGAATGCTAGGAGAATTGTTTGGTGGCGGAATGGGCATGGGCGGTGGGATGGATATGGGAATGGGCGGAATGGACCCGGCTATGGCAGGGCCCCCTCCTAGTGAGCCGATGACAGGCCAAACTGACAACAACGGGCTCGGATCAGAAAAAGAAGGAAGTCTCAATTCTTTCGAACAGGATGTAGTAAAAGTGGCGTGTGCAAAATTGTCTAGACTGGCGTAATAATGATATCTGCTGAAATAACTAGAGCGCGTCCAATAGGGCAGGATGAGATATTAATATCCTGGAAGTTCTCACAATCTCTTGAGGACTTCCGGGATTATATCTTTGAGTTGCAACGATCAGAATCGTCTGATTCGGGATACACTACTATATTTCAGTTCAACCACGATACCCAATACGTAGATACTATATGGTACCGTAAGATATGGCGCTCGTTATTTTATAGAATAGTTGCCACGCAACGTTCTACTTCTATTTCAGCTGAGTCCACTCCGCACAAACTGGAGTCACTGCCTAATTTAGAGGCCCTTGAAATAGTCAGAAGGAACAACATTCTCCTAAAGAATAAGCGCCACGGAATAGGCACTCCCGTAGCAGTGTTTAATCTTAAAACACTCGGTCCTAAATGTCTGTGCTGGGATGTAGACAAACAGAGATCTAGAACTTCCAGGTGTGACGATTGTTTTGGATCACATATAGAGGGCGGATATTACGCCCCTATTATTGGGTGGGCTAACATGACTCCAGATCATAAGTTGGTACAACTCCCTCAATGGGGAGAGATGGAGCCAAACGAGGCCCGCATATTTTTTAGCAACTACCCCTGTTTAAATCCTAAAGATGTTATATTTAATCCAGATAAAATGATGTTCTACACGGTGGAGAAAGTAGAAACTTCTGAGCGCAGAGGATTTATGTTACATCAAATTGTATCGGCGTCTTGCTTAGACAGGGGCCATGTGGTATATCTATTATTAGGCAAGTACCCCGAGCTTATTAACGAACTCAGTTCCGCCCGGGACAGTATAAGGAATGCATGATGATTACAAAGTTATCAAGTGATATACAAGCAGCTGCGTTACAGAAGCTGGCTATGATTAGGACTACAGGGCTTAAAGGCTTGGGTGGAAAAAAATCGGTTATGGATAAGCTCAGATTAGTGTCCCACGTATTAAGAGAGCCCGCCCGTCCGGAAGGACTGTCCGAACTTCTATCCCAAATGTTTAGGGATAGCCGTATGACCAGGGTACACAATGCTGGAAATAGGGCTAGAATAAACGGATCTTTGAGAGATAATATACAAGCAAAGAAAGAAGCCCCGGAAATATTTCGCGATCATGGATTATATCCAACTGGAGCCGCTATGCCCGGAGGCACTATGGAGGTTCGCGCTAGAACAGACCTACTAAATGGAACCTCAGACCTTGGTTATTATGATGACTGGAGACTACCTTTTTACACAGGGAGACAATAATGAATACTATTACTTTACTTAAATTAGCCGAGATGGAAGCTGAAGGAGCTATGATGAAAGAGCTGGCTGGAGAAGCTCAGGATGCTGGGATTGATCCTATGGCAGTGGACCAGGGCGCGCTAATAGAAGCTCTTCTTTCTCAAGGCGATGAAACCCAGGCCGAAGAGCAGGATGACCTGGCCGCGCTATTGGCTGCAGCGGAGCAAGAAGCTGGTGGCGGAGCTGTACCCGGCGCCGAAATGCCAATGGAAGGGGCGGGGGCAGAACAGGGATCCCCGGATATCATGGCGCTTCTGTCAGCTCTAGGCGCAGAAGGCGGAGATGCCGGTACAGCAGAAGAAATGCCAGAAGAGGCTTTCGCTGGAGAATCTGAAGAAGCTCCTGCTGAAGATACTGAAGAAGATTCTGAAGAAGATTCTGGCGAAGACGATGTGGAAGAAATAAAAGAAGCTGCTATGCAGAAGGCTGCTGCGTTCCTTCGCGGTATGTAACAGGAGGTCGGTATGGACGTAAGAAAGATGCTGATAGAGATAACGGCTGATGCTGTTGTAGTTCATATAAACGATGAGCAAATCGGTATGGTTCAGCGTCTGGATCTTACAGTAGATGCCGAACCCTCGACCACAGTTACTGCCGTGCTTAAGTATTGGAGACGCATAGGTGAAAGTGAGCCCGTAAAAGCGGAAGAGCTTGTGACTGGGTACACTGGAACTTTTGGTGCATACGTAACCCCATTTACTAATAGGCTAGAGCTCGCTGAAGAGCCTATAGTATTTGTGGCAGAGGAAGAGCTGTAATCTACCATGATAGACTTAGCTAATCTGGATAAATTCTACTTGGATGACTTTGTAAAGGACTACTTTATAGGGTTCTATCAAGCGCTGTTTTCCCAGAATAATGGCGAGTTTAAATATGATGTAGACAAAGAGCTTACTAGATTGAATATCGCTGATCAATTCAGCGAAGACAACTTGACACCGGAATTTAAACCAACTATATATATTCGAAGGCGACCCTTAAGCTTCTTGAATACCTCGATAGACCAATTCGCTGGCGGAAATCTTGTAACTGGATCTAAAACATATACTGATTTAATAGGCGGAGCGGTGGAAGTAGTGAGTGTGTCTAGAGAAGGACTGGAAGCCTCCAGACTGGCGGGATTAGTCTTCTTACTTACTAATCAGTTTAAGACGGAGCTGCGCAAGAACGGAATGTTCGATGTGGCGGTCAAAACAGTAGGTGAGGAAGAGCCTAAAGATGTGAGATCTGGATTTAGGATTGTGGAAGTTCCTGTGTTGATACAGATACTGTTTCAGTACAGTTGGGCAGTAACCAGTATGAATAGCGTGCCTCTGGGTGAAATAGAAGTGGCTAGGTCAGGAGACGTGGTTACTGGGGATTCTTTGGTGGGCACCCCGAACACTGGATGCAATAATGAGGCTGGAGTTAGTGTAGATGATGGCAGCGGCGAAGATGGGAAGGTCAAAATATGCATCCCTATGACTTCTGCCAGTCCTAAATGATCTTAAAATAGGAGATAAAAAATGGCTTTAAGTACTTACTTTAAACCGGATGTTGAAGTTTTACAGAAATTTCAAAATTTGAATCCGCTGATTAACACCGCTACCTTGCAGAGTGTTATCATAGGGCCGTCTTATAAGAAAATAAAAGACTTCAATGATGCGCTGTCTACAGGAGTTAGACTGGGCAGTTATGCCAAAACAGAAGTCACCCTGGATCTTCCTGCTCTTCCGAGCGGATCCGTAGTTCTTGAAGATACCCTTAATGTCACCATTAAGAATTATGCCGGAGAGCATAAGATCAAAAAGTCTGTGTTCAAACTGCAGAGTAATGCTGGTGCACTATCAGTTTCTGGCGCAGTAAGAATCGTAGATTACAACATGAATTACATCCTGTCTAACGTGTCAGCCAGCACAGCTCCTGGGGATAACGACGGAGATTACGTACATGTACTCTACGGAGCTGCCGCAGGATACTACGAGATTCAAAGCGTAGAAGATCAGAATACTCTTATTGTTGACGATCCTGATGGCGTTCTTGCGAGTGTAGGCTCAGCTTCTGGGTTAGAGTATACCGTAGCCAGCTTCGGATGGTCAAAGGTAGACGATGCTATTATGCTCAGCCCTAGACTATCAGATAATGGAATCGTGTATCTGTCGGGAGTTGCAAGACGTAAAGACTATACTGAAAAGGTAGTTATAGCCAGCAGCGTAGCTGAAATGGAAGAAATATTTGGGGCCGGAGAAGTAACTCTGGAAAACCCTCTTGCGTACGGAATGAGCAAAGCTCTTCCTTCACTTGGTGCTAACGAAGTTATTCTTGGCATCATGGTGGAAGATGACACCCCACTATCGTATCAAAAAGCATTTGAAATGCTGGAGACTGAAGAAGTCTACTGCATGGTTCCGCTGACTACTAATCCTATTGTTCATCAGATTCTTAAAGAACATGTAGTCACCATGAGCGATGTTACTCAGAAGCGCGAAAGAATCGGTCTGTTTAATACTGCTCGTCAGACCCGCGTCACTAAATCTGGATACCTGGGTAGACAGAATAAGCTCACTGGCGTGTGGGATATGGCAGATGGAAACATCGCCCCCTCCGGAACTGAATTAAGCGTAATAAGCCTGTTCAACCATGAAACACTTCTCTCTGACGGCAGCGGCGTAGCTCAGGAAGAGCTGATAGGCTCTGGATACAACCGCCTGGTTGTATATTACAGACCGAAAGTGGACTTCTCCTTTTCATATTCAGTGCTCAGTAATCCCGGGGTTGACATCGCAGTTCCTCTGTCGCAGTTTACCTCTGACGGTGTGTGCACTATCAAGCTCGTCGGAGACTCCTTCGAAGGCGTTAAATTTACATCTACTGCGTCACACGCAGAAAATTGTGAAGTGTACTACGCGCAATCAAGCAACCTCCCGGCCGGAGCAGAACTGTTCTATCCATATCTGGTAAACGGTGCAGTACAGGCAGACAATCCGTTTATAGTTCCTACTGCAGGGCACTTCGCTATGCAGCTCCGCGTATACGACAAAACTAATCCTACTGCAGATCCAATGTCAGGAGTACTCCCTGGTGGAATGACTATCCGGGCTTTCTACGGCAATGGCTCTTCCAGAGATATAACTACCGCTGGAACTCACATATTTAGTCAGCAGATCGTAAGGCTATATACATTCAATTCAGCGGCGGTCAGCAACGCGGACGACTATCTGATTGAAGCTATGGTACTTGTTAACGCCGGAACATACGCTATCAACAGATTCGTAGACGAAGAAGCTACCTTCCTCAGTGACGGTGTAGTTGACGGCCAGGATGAGCTTGTGCTTATCGACAAGTCTGTCATAGACTACGGCACTGTAAGCGGCTACAAAGAGTCCAAGTATCTAGTCAAGACTGTAGTCTCTGAAACAGAACTTATTATCAATAAGATCTGGAATGACGAGCTGGAAGATTTCGAACTCGGTCAGTTCGACGCTATCGTGGACGATAACTTCTATCGCGTCCAGACCCCGGTCATAACTAATAAATACGTAATGGCCAGATGGTACAGAGACATCAGCAAGAGCTTTGCTGAACGCAGAATGACTCATATCTTCGCTCCTGCCGTGGGCGTATCCAATGATGGAGTGAATGTAACTCCGGTCCCAGGATACTACTTCGCATGCGCGTATGCAGGTGCCACTCAGAGTGATGCTCCTCAGAAGGGTTTTACTAACAGATCATTTGCTGGATTCATCAAGGTGTTCTTCACCAATGACTACTTTACCGAAGCTCAGATGGAC